CAGATTGATACTCCAAATCTTTATGGAGAATCTACCACACAGGTTGGTGGAACTGCTGGAGCACTTGCTGGAACCATCGACACCGCAGGAGCAATCACTCTGACTGCTGGTGGTGCTGGTACTTCAGCAACAGGTCAATTCGTAACAGAACTGTCTGTAAGATAATGAAAAGGATATTTGTTATTCTGGCACTGCTTGGGTCTCCTGCTTATGCAGTGCCTGTGGTTCCTAACTTTAGTCAAGGAAGTATGACGAGCCACACAGAAACAAGGTCAAAAATAACAGAGACCATCAATTCGATGGACTATAACACTGGGTATCAATATTCCGTATCTGGGACTGGTATCACTGCAAACGGTGCGTTGTCACCAACTACATCTACTTCTACATCAACCATAGACGGAGTGAATTCTACATGGACAGGCATAGGAACCAAAGTAAACTTCACACAAACAACTCCAGGAGCAGCATTTCAGTTTGCAGAAACTTACCGTGGTCCTGGTTTAAGCAATCAAACAATAATTCAAAGAGTCACAGAAGTAGAATCAATTACAGATACAACTTCCATATTCAGTCAATAATAGGAGTCATCCTTCTTGGAACACTATCGCCACATAAAGCTTTGGCTGAAACTGTTGGTGGTGTTAGCGCCACCGCTGCTCCTGTTGCTAATAGTAGTGGTTCTGTTACAAATCAAGCGATACAAGTATTACAAGGACCTTACATCACCAACACATACGGGAATGGAATCCAATGCCAAGGTCCCACTAGAAATTTCACCCCTTACGTAACTGGAAGCATCTCTGCTCAGAAACCTTGGGAACCTTATTATAATGATAATGTATATGATATGAGAGACTTTGATGAAGATGGAGCACCAGATAATCCTGGTGATGTGTTGTATCGTGTTCCTATCAGAACAGGACAAAAAGATAATTACAACCTTGGAGTTGGATTCTCTATTACTTGGTCTGAACCATTAGATAAAAAACTTCAGGCACAATGTAAAGAAGCAGCTGCTGCTAACATAGAAATGATGAAGCAACTCACTGCTAATAAGAGATTAGATTTTGAGATTGCAAGACTTAAAAACTGTGGGGAATTAATGAAGCAGGGTATTACTTTCCACCCTAAGAGTCCTTACTATAAAGTCTGTGCAGATGTTGTGGTTCAGAACGTAACTACAGTTCCTAAGCACGAACATCCACACATACATAAAATCAACCCCTAAGATGCTTTTGTTCCATTCTTCTTTCGAAGACTGACTTAACTACTTCTTTCTTACCACGCATCTTGGCAATCTTATTAACCAATTTTTTAACTATTGGTTTAACTGCTTTTAGGACTATATCTGCAATGGGTTTTGCGAATATCGCCGCACCAGCAGCAGTGGCGGCAATGACTGATGTTTGAATCACGATTCCTGGTTCTGGTAAGTATTCTTTATGCCAAGGTATATCAGGTTCGGAAGGAACTTCTATAATGTTCTTCTCACATTTCCTTAACTGAACATTATAAGTCTCATCGGGTAAACAATTTACTGTGTTTACTTCTGGTATTTTTGGAAGAGAAACCTGCTGTGGAGGATTTGGTTTCTCTGGTTTTTTATATGGAGGAAGTTTAGCAGGACGTGTTGGTATCACTTCCTCTGGAGTAAACTCTATTGGATTGAATGAAGGAACACCAGCATCACAATAAGTCAGAACACCATTTGGGTCATCTGACTGAATAGTCTTAGATTTACTTTTGCTACTATGAGCTTCCACACATCCAGGAATATCAACTATTGGCAATCCAATGTTAGTAGTTACTGGAACTATTGGTGGTAAAGATTGTGATGGTTCAAATATCCAAGTAGAAACTTCTGGTATATCAAGCTTCCGAGTTTTAATCTCTGGAATGTTTGGCATTAGTCGTGGTGAAATACTCCTTTAAAAATATTACCAATAGCACCAAAAAAATGATAGAAGATCACGTAGAGAAAAAATGTCTTCTCTGGATTTCTTTTGGTTTCTTTTTTCTTATAAGCGCCAACTGCCATGGTTAAAAAAATAATATTCTTATATTATTTACCAAAAAAATAATATAAGAATTAATAATAGTTACTTTTTATTAAATAAGGGTGCCATGAGTACGACGAATTTCTCTTAGTTCTTCAAAGTTCTTTTGCTTTGTTCCACCGTCATATGCCCAAGCATATCCTTCAGTAATCATTTGTTCGTTGAGGGACAATTCTGAGTCCCCAATGTATAACCAGCCCAAAAGACGACCATACTTGCCGACGCCACCAACAAGTTCAGTCCTAATAACAAGGTCATCGTCACCAGCCACAGCACCTTCCAGTTTCTCTTTGAGCCAGTTAGTAGCGTCATAACCAAGTGCCTTTTCTTCTTCATCTCTAGTGCGTTTCTCTGGAGTGTCAACTCCAGCAACTCTTACACGTTCTTTTTTGTACAAGTCAAATCCTAGGTCAATAGTAACATCAATAGTGTCACCATCAACCACTCTGTTGATCTCCACTACTCGGAAGTTGTAGCAACTCTTCCTGCTTGGTGGTGTCATTGCTCCCATCTTGCATCTCCATATATGCCATTCTTAATATATAGACAACACAATATAGTGTAAAAGCAAGTCCACAACAAAGAAGAATTATGACACTCCAAACTGGAGAATTAATATCGACTTCCATTATCCTTTAGAAGAATCTTTCTCTTCTTTTTTAGCAACTACATTAGTAGTATTATTACCATTACCATTGCCATTACCATTGCCACCACTAGATTTGGATGGAGTCACTCCAAAAGTAGCTAAAGTCCCAGTAAAAACGCTGGCAATAAAAGTTGGATCAATTTTTTGTTGAGGAATTCCAGGAATAGAAACATAATTAAGAGTTAATATTGCACCCGTCCAACCCAATACAATTAGTCTAACTAAACTGGATATTCCTTCTTCATGCCAATTAAATTCATGATCATCATGCTCATCTTTCTTTTTCTTGGGAAGCATTGATCTTATGATTGACTTCATATTATTTATGGAATAAGAGAATCAACTGATATATTTGTAGAGTTCAGTTGATTATATTTAGTACAGAGTACTTCACTAGATTCATGTTCCCATTTGTGATATAAACTTTTAAGATGTTTTGTATATTCAAAACCATCACATAATCTCATTTCATCAGCAACGATGGTTTTAATTAAAACTTCTCTTGTTAGCTTAGTCATACTACTTTTTAAGATTCCAACAAAAAATTATTTTTAACATAATAAAAATTTTAATCTCAAGATAATTTTTCTTGGGTTTCTAGTCCAAAAAAATTTTTTTGGACATGAAAATATTTATTAAGAAGTTTAAGTTAAGAATTATTTAATAAATCCTTCCTTACGTAACCACTTCTCAGTCAGTGGTGTTGGTTTGTAATCAGACCACATTGTACCAGTAGCACAAGACTTCAATGCCTTAGCAGTCATACCTTCAGTCTTACCTGCCCACATTGCTTCTGCTTCCCAGGGCACAGCAAACTTAGGATAAGTCTTTTCTGTGATCTCACGCCAGATCTTAGGAACATCTTCCTCTGGTTTGATGATGGCAATCATACTATTTTTAATAGTGCCTGCCATACAATCTTGAGCAGCGTGCCATCCTTCATGACGCATAACAGTCATGAGAACACCAGGAAGACGCATGTATGTCTTATTCAGAAAAAAGTTATTGCCAACTGTATGATAAACCCCACGATGCCCAACAGGAAAATATTTTTCGTCTGCTAGAAACACGTTAACTCCGACCTGACTAAGGGAAACGAGCATATTGTTGAACTCATCAGCAACAAAATCGTAATCACTATTGGGATGAGCATTAGCAATATCATTGATACTGAAGACTTGTTGGACATCTTTGGTGCATTCTCGAAGCAACATACAACCCATAGAGTCCATACTATAGAATTCTTTAATTAGTTTTTCTTGACCCGCAAATGCAGGAGAAGATATAAGTGCCATTCCCATAAGGGAAAATAAAAATTTTTTCATAGGTTTGGAATATCAGGTCCAGTAGTAATAGGAATATCAGGTCCAGTAGTATCTGGTATATCTGGAGTTAAAGACTCTACAAGGGCAGGCAGTGCCTCTCTAACAGCGGTTGCAACCTCAGTAGTTACTTTTGCCCTTGCGTCTTCAATAAGAGTATCTTTATTAAGATACAAATAAAAACTACTACCAACTACACTAAGCGATACCAAACCAGATAACAAAGCAATTGTGTTAATTAGACTTTGCATAATTTTCCTTATAGTATTTGAAAAGTCCTAAGGTAGAACTATTACCTTGAGAGACCCAATCATGAGCACATTCATAAATGGATCTGTTAGAGTATTTAGGTTCTTTATTCTCATTTAATTGACCCCCAAACTCTTGAAGAAGAGATGAGATGATAAGTTCTCTCAGCTCTAGTTTTTCTTCACTATATCTCCAGTCTAGTTGTGTCATGACCATATCAATTTTTTAGTGTAATCATAAGCATATTGTTGACGATATCCTTTGATACCCCAACCCAACCAGTAGTAAGCACCAACCATATACTGACTGACTGTTCTACCAGTTCCTTCAAACTCAGGCAGATACTTCTGGAAAGTATATTCGTTGATCATGAATGCTGTCTGACCCTCAAGCGAGGAAGGATCATAACCATACTTCTTAGAGAACTTACCTAACCCCAGATAACGGTTCGTAGAGGTCCACTGAATGAGTCCGTAACCACCGCTATAGCAACGATCGTAAGGAACTCTAGCACCTCCCTCACAAATATCGGGAATGAAGTTACTTTCTGATTTAATGTTTCCCATGATCGTTGCCAATGCATTACGATCTGAGATTCTTGTTTTATCTTGAAGTTTTTCAAGGACATATTTCTCATTATCGTTACATTCTGGACACTTCCAGGATTTTTTTTCTACTGCAATTTCCAAAACTTTATCTGGATTAACAATTCCAACTCCTGGTTCAATAATAAGTGCAGGAGGATTTTTGATTTCGCTTATATTAGGATAAGCAGAAGCACATGCAGAGGAAATAATTCCTATTACAGGAAGTGCAAAAAATTTACGAAACATTAAATTAATAGAACTCGACATTCGTATCACCACAAAAGTGGGTACGACTCTTTGGTTGACTTATTTAGGCGAACTAACTTTACCACAAAAAAGAGGGGTAGTCAACCCCTCTTCTCCAGTCACCTATAAGTATTACTTACCAAATGCCTGGAATCAATTGTCCTGTTGTAAGATAAGACCCAACTCCAGCAATGAATCCAATCATTGCAAAACGGGCATTAAGAATTTCTGCTTCAGGTGTAAATCCAAATTTCATTTTATTTTCCTCCAGAGGTAAATTGAGTGTGTGGATTTTTAGTTTTGTTTGCTATGATTACTTTACTACCATCATGAGTGAATACTAGTTCATCCTCATGATCCCAACAAAGTTCTTCATATAGAGCATTTAAACGTGACATGTCCTCATAAAGTGCATTTGGATTAGGCATTTTGCTTCAACCAAGTAAGTACAGTATCAGGATTGCTCATTTCATAAGGGTCAATCGGACAATTTCCGATTTTCCCTGGTTCTTCAAACATAATTTCAATCTCACCATCGTTGACAATCATAGCATATCGCCAAGAGCGACTTCCAAAACCTAGGTTCGATTTATCGACAAGCATACCCATAGAAGAAGTAAACTCGCCGCTACCATCAGGGATGGGCTTGACATTCTGAACTCCTTGCTGTTTGAACCAAGCGTTCATAACAAAGGAATCATTTACAGAAATACAATAAACTTCATCAATGCCGAGTGCTTGGAACTCCTCATGGTTCTCATCATACCCAGGCAGTTGGTAGGTAGAGCAAGTAGGAGTAAATGCACCAGGGAGTGAGAATACAACTACACGCTTACCAGCAAACAGATCGTTGGTTGTGACATCTTGCCAACGGTAAGGGTTAGGTCCACCAATACTTTCATCGCGGACACGGGTGTGGAAGGTTACTTCAGGTACTCGGGTCATAATTTGTTTATATTAAAAAATTTATATTCAGAAAAGTTCTTCTTCTTGTTCGGTTAGAATAACACAATCACTAGTAGGATAAGAGACGCAAGTCAGAACAAATCCTTGTTCAATTTGATCATCATCCAAAAAGGATTGGTCTCCTTGATCTACTGTGCCACTGACAAGTTTACCTGCACAGGAAGAGCAAGCACCAGCACGACAAGAGTAATTCATATCAACTCCTTGATCTTCTGCAGCATCAAGGATGTACTGATCATCTTCACATTGAATAACACTTTCGGTGCCATCAGGTGTACGAAGAGTAATATTAAAAGCCATTAGTAAGTCTCAGAAATTTTTTCAATAGATGCTGCCAACAAAACAAAGAAGGCAACGGCAGTGATTGTAAACAAAAAAGAAACCATTGTCAAGCCTCAAAAGATACCGAAGAAGAACTTGCCATTGATCGCATAGGCAACGAATCCCATGATGAGACCCATCATCGCCCAACGACCATTATACATTTCCTTCTGTTGCCAGGGGGAAAAAAGACCCTTGCGGTTGTAGTTTTCAACAACCATTTGAGGTTCAACAGCCCACATGTTTTGTTGACCGCGCTCGTTAGTTGTTACAGTCATTGTAGTTTTGTAAAGATTTACAACACAATTATATAGCAAAAATAAAAAGGGGTCAAGCCCCTCTTGTCAATATATCCTGACAAACTAAGTATAATTACTTACAATAGTCTGGATTTTTTTTCAAAAAGCTATGAACATATGAGTCCACATCTATATCCATTTTATAATGAGCATGAGTATGTGCTAGTTGCACCATTCCTAGAAATCCACATATAAGCAGATTGATCAAAGTCAATGGATGAAAAAAATACTTCATAGTAAAAAGGGGACTCAGAGAGTCCCCCATAGTTTTATCTAATCGTTAGATCAGAAAGTGAACTTCAGACCAGCTTTGGTGCCATAACCGTTGTCTGCACCATTAGCACCAGTAGCGAAAGAAACTTCACCATAGACACTCAATGCTTCAGTCGCAGCAACGCTACCACCAACTTTACCAGAAAGAACGGTGTCGGTATCTGCACCATCAAGAGCGACAATGCTAGGACCAACTTGAGCGTAATATCCGAGAGCACCAGTAGTGCCTTCGTAACCTACGTGAAGATCAGTTACCGTACCGCCGTAATCCGATCCAACGAAACCAGAATTGGCTTCGACATTAACGTAAGGACCTGCGAACGCAGCGCCAGCGGACATGGAGAGAGCAGCAGTTGCTGCGAAAACAGATTTAATCATTTTAGATACCTCTTTAAATTTACTTGCGGAATGGTTACCCGCAGATGGAGAGTCGGTTTATCCGACTGCTTGGATATTATAGCATAGAATGACGCGAGTAGTTGAGGCGTCCCTTCTATGAACTGTCACATGTGACAATTGTTATAATTCGTAACACTAATTACGAATAACTTATTTATAATAGTTAATTTTTTTACTTTTGTCAAGCTTACAGAATACCAAATGGTAAGTTGCTTAGTCCCTTAAGTGCAGAACCTCCTCCTGGAGTTGGTGGTCTCATAGGAATACTTGCTCTTTCTTTTTTCTCTGCTCGAAGTTCCAGTTCATAAATTCTTTCTTCCATAACCTCAATAGAAGCGTGGAGGTTTGTAAGATAATCAATCAACTCTTCCTTATTCTCAACAACCTCGCGAATATCTTCACGAAGTTCTCTTTCTTTTTTTTCAACTTCTAGATCATCTGGATTAATCTGACCACTTTTGGCCATGTAAAAATCAGCGATTGCTTTAGTATCATCCAGATCTATTCCTTCTAATTTGGGAGATACATCTTCTTGTTCAACTTCTTCAGCAGGTTCTTCTGCATATTTAATGCTATGAATAACCTCAGTAGTTCTAGGTTTTTCTTTTAGATCTTCTGTGTTATTATCTTCTGTCATAGTTCTGGATAGTCAAACAACATTTCTGCAATATATTTATCGGCAAACTCTTCACCAAAAATGCCCTTTAAAACTCCTTTAGTTTTATTATTTTGCCTCTGCTTCTCACAATAATACTTGTGTCCTTCATAGTTTTTTCTAATCTGATCTTCATCAGTTGTTGCTTCAGTGATGTTTGCAATAGCACAATGATAATTTAAAAAGGTAAATGCGATAGAATTAAATTTATCATACTCATCTTCGTTAGGACTTACAAAAACACAATGCTCTGAGAATACATCTCCCCAGTCTGGCATCTTTTTGTCCTTCTCAAACTCTTTATCTTCCACAACATTAAGAATATCATACTGTGAAGGCAGAGACCTGTCTTCTCTAATTGAACTGATGTCTACAATTGCCGCTCCAACATTTTTTGAAGACGCTACAATATCAGCACCAAAGATTGGAAGACTATATTCGTACTTCGGATACATATTTGTATGTAGGATATCCAATCCAGATTTCATCTGTGCAATCTCTAGATGAATCTTTCTAAAATGGTGGGTCTCCCAAACAAAATTCTCAATATAAACAGCATCATCATCGTCTGCTCTATCAATTTTTCTAAAGTCTTCAGGGATTCCAACTTCCCTTACTATAAAGTGTTCTCCCCATGCTCTCAAAATATTTTCTGACAGGGATTGAATCATTGGATGTAAATCTCTCATTTGTTCCTCATTTAAAAAGTTTATCTTTAGGGGTATTTAAAACGAATAATTCCATTGGTTGGTCTGCTAATCTTGGGCGACTTATTCCATCATCCCAAACATAACCTTTTAAAAACATTATCCAATTTATAGAATCATCAAAGTCTTTGTTATAAACAACACCATAAACAGTATCGTCATGGTAGTCATCTACACATATAGTAACTTCGCCTCTAGTAGCATTTCTAAGATAATATTTTAGTTTGTTTCTTGCTTGAATACCATAATCTTTTTGTTCCTCATTATTTATTGATGGGGAACAAATTCCACTTAGGTATATGACCTTCTTAAGATAAACGCCCATACCCAAATCAATTATTCCCTCAAAAGAATAACCATCAAATACATCAAGAACTCTACTTATTTGGTATTCATACATACAAATTACTTAGTCCTCAAACATATATTTAACAACATTAACTGTCTCATTTGATACAGACTTCATCCTATTTACAACTTCAGGATCAATAAGATCAGGATGATACCACCAATCCTCAAAAGGACTGTTGTCATTAGGAGATACATTGGCAACTAACATTTCATATCCCATTAGTTTAAGATATTTCCTAGACTTGTCTCTATAAGATCCCGTCATATCAACATAATGATCATGTTCATATGTGATAATACCAAACCTATACTTCTCAAATGGAATTGCCAACAAGCATTCAAAAGTAGTTTTAGATGGTTCAACATCTAGTTGAAGATAATCAAAATCAGTTCCTTTATCAAAGTTATCAAGCAACTTCATGTAATCAATAGTTGTTGCATCTTTACAAATGATCTGGTTCTTACGCTCTCTAGCAAACTGGTTACACAGATCAGAGAGAATCTCAATAGAAATACCATCCCAGTCATATTTTGTCTCAAGAAGAGCAGTATTGTTTTGATAGAAAGGTTGTTGAGCGCCAATCTCAAGATAAAGTCCATTCGTTTTACCTTGAGTTGCGGCAAGAATAAACATATCCTGGAATGCTTGAGAATGATTATTTTTAATCTTATCAGAACCAGGGAATTTGAATCTTAATTTATCATGTTTGCGCTGTTGATATTTAATAACCTCATCTGGAATATGTCCTGATCCCATTCTCATTAGATTATTACCAACCATATCATAATGGCGATCATCCATCTCATAGTTATTCTTCATGTCTTGAAGAAGAGATCTGGATTCATCTCCTTTACCCCACCACCATGCGGCAAGTTGCTTCTCAAAAAGAAGACCATACTTACCAGGATATTCCACATCAGTCTTCAATGGTTCGCAATCAAAGTCACAAAACTCAATTGCCCAATGAGCAAAGATATAACAATCTTGCCACCACTGACGCTTTTCAGCAAACTTAGCTAACAAATAGTTTGCTTCTGGTCTTTTAGGATGAATGCAAAGTGCTTGTTGAAGAAGTCCCTTTGCTGTTTGATCTCTCGTCCCTTGCCTATCATAGGCATTGGAGGCATGGATAAGTGCTTCATAAGCAAGATCAAGATCGTCTGTTCGCTCAGCACACCTCAAAAAGAATGATAGTGCTGGAGCGTTATGCCTATGATGCTCATACCACATACCAAGGTTAAAATTCTTTGTTGGATTCTCAGTATCCAATGCATACTCTAAAAGTAATTGGTTAAGATTTGCTCCATTAACACTTGTCAATAATTGAGTTTTTACATCCTCAACATTAGTAACTTCTTCATTTTCACTACGAAGTTCTTCACTCATTTTAACTTCAAACATTGCTCCCATAAGTTCCTCAACTGTTCTAGTACTTCCATTATCTTTCCACCAATTTATAATATAATCGTGGGTATAATAATGATTTCTTTTTTGTCCATCCTTTACATCCCCATCTCCACCTTCAAAAGTTGAAGTAAAAGATACGTCTTCAACAAACATTGGAATAGTATAAACTTTTCCAGCACTGGTGTAAAGAATGTTTTCGATGAGAGGTTGTATCTCAGCATCTTTTAGCTCAAGATGATATATATTATCTCGAATATAATTATCTATAATATATTTTGCATAGTCTCTTTTAACAATATATGCTGTCACAGACCAATCATCCCAAAGACGGTCTCTTATTTTTATATCTCCAAAATCTCCACGTATTGGAAGCATTTGAATACATCCCCAATCTTCGGGAAGAGCATCAACAAATTCCTTCCAAGTAAAATTCCAATAGTCTACAGTATCAAGACTCAAATCATCTTCGCAGAAGAATCCATATTCCTCATCAGTATTTTCATACCAATGTTTGATTGCTTTTAAATGAGATACACAACAACCTTTTGTTCCATCATTAAGAGTATCTACATACTTACCAGTGACTATATCATCAGATTCTGAGAATCTTTTTGATATTATTGGGATAATATTTTTTGCTCCATGCTTCTTTAAAGCATCTTCCAAATTATTTCTTCTATCAATACTTTCCTCAAGACTCAAATAATATACCGAATTTAATTCCGATAATTTTTTGACTTCTTCTTTTCTAGTAGCAACATAATTTTGACCATCAATATTAATTACATCCCAATCATATATCCTCTCGATATATGGATTTTGAATATCAGAAAAAAGTTTTTCATTAAATTCAACATTCATTTTTGCTAAGAGATATTCTAGATTCCAACGATCCGAATCAGAAGTTGTTGGATCAGAAATTCTTCTCTTTACATTCTCAATATTTGTTTCTGCTTCTTCACCATATCCTTCAAAATTCTCATATCTTTTACTATCTGGATGTGGTATATGAATAATATTATAGTTATGAACTAATTTTTTACATTCAAGACCCAATATAGTAAGTCTTTTTGTCATTTGATCATCTTCATAAGCATAATACTTACCCATTCTCTCATCATATCCACCAACTTTCCAGAAGTTTTCTCTGCTAACAAAGCAAAGACCCGTAAGATATTTGAATAGGGGACTATATGTATGAGAGTATTTCATCAACTCACCAACATCCATACCATGAAGGTTGACAACATATCCCTTTAAATCTTCATTCCAATGCTCATGATTACAGACGTAACTATCTTGACCACATAAGAAGGAATTTTCATCAATCTTATAAAAATCAAAGAATGGAAAATATGGATTGATCATATAATCACAATCCAACTTAAGAATATAATCTCCTGTAGCAATACTTGCGGCAAGATTTAATGGTTGAGGTTGATTAAAATACTTTTCATCATTAACTCTAACTATTTTTATTCTCTTATCAATTTTTGTAAGATGATTTATTGGTTCATCAGAACTCCAATCAACTATTATAAATTCTTTAATTTCATCAAATGCCAACCAAGAATTTAATGATATTCTTAATGCATCATACCGATTTTTACATGCACAAATTACTGAAACATTCATATTGAAATCCAATGAGGTAATCTTAATCCGTTAGAGTCTACAAAAGAGGCGTATGGTTGGAACCACTTCTTAGGGCAAATAGTTTTTTCACTTTTTGCCAACCAAGATCCCCACCAACTATAAGTACTATTAGCAATTATATGATAATTGCACATTGACATCAAGCACAAATCCAAATAAGTGTTTCCACTTCTCATAATATGAAATCTATCCTCACTAAAATAATCCTGATCCTCACACCAATCAGGATCGTCAGAGAATACTAATGTTGGTATAGATAAATCAAAATGAGATAATGCATCATTATAATAATCTAATGTAAGATTATTTAAAAAATGCGAATTTAAATAATCAGTTCTTCTTATATGAAGTGCTATTATTTTTTTATTTTGAAATGTTTGTTCTAAATAAAATTTAGCAATGTTTTTGTATCTTTCCTTAAAAACAAATTGCTTTCTTATATCTTTTTCAAAATCGATGAAATATTTATAGTTTTGAAAAAATCCTAAAATACTTTTATTATCATGATTAGTATTATAAAAGTTAGAATCAAAAGCGGTGTTTAAAAATCGACCATTCTGTTCTTCTGTTTGCAATACAATGCTATGACCACCAGAAACGATATCAGATGGTACACCATTGGGCAAAACAAACTCAGAATAATAGTGAGAAAATACTTTTGCTGATATATTAAAGCACTTATACAATTCCAAATTATTTTTACATAAAGCAAAGTCTAAATTAAATTTTTTAGACATAGAATACAACGCAGCATATTGGAACATTTGGTTTCCCAATCTTCCAATAAATCCAATATGAGGAAATGTAATCATAATGATATCAATCTACTAAAAAAATTACGTATTACTTCTATATTTGAATATCCACCATTCTCCATAAAATAATTTCCAGGTCTTATTCTGTGATGATGATACCAATCATCAACTATCTCATATTTATTGCCAGACGTTAACCAAAAATATGAGAATACTATTACATCTGCAGATGCATGATATGGAGTATTAACGAAGTATCTTTTTTGTGTTTTTAAATATTGTTCCCTATTAACAATAAAATTACCATTATTTAAAAACCACGATAACTTATGCATACTAGTTTCAATATATTTTTGAGTTACTTTTAAATCAAAAATTTTATCCTCATAATTATATTGAACTATATTACCATCAGACATTATTAAAGTACTCTCGATATAACAAGTATCTTTTTTTGAATAGTCTAAGTTTTTAATTACATCAAAGATACATTCATCAAACCAATTGTCACTATCAAAAAGATATACCCATTCAGAAGTACAATTTGCAACTGTTAGATACTTGTTTATAAAAGCTTTTTGATTTATCTCAGATCTAAAAACCTTTACCTTATCTGTATTCAAAGAGTTTAGTATCTTACAAAGATTACCATACTCAGTTGGATTTGATCCGTCATCATGTATTACTATTTCACTAATAAAATCACAATTGATTGAAGTTTTTATACAATCCCAAAGATATTTGGAACTATTGTATGTTGGTATTCCCAGAGATATACTCATTATTCACAAATATAGTGTTTATATGATCATGAAATATTTCTGTGTATCCACTATCAATGATAAAACTTCTCAAATTTTTACAGGAATTTACTAAAGATTTATTTTCTTGGAAGTATTCATGATCATCTATAAGTTCAACAATCATCATCTTTGGTTTCCACAGATCAAGTCTAAAAGATTTAAAAACATCCTCTTCTCTTCCTTCAACATCAACAACTAATAAATCAAAGTTTTTAGGAATATCTGCCATTTGCATATAACTATCAAGTCTAACCTGCATACATTCAGATTCAGTAAACTGAGGATGTCCAAATATAGACATAGAGGAAACCATTGTTGCCTGGTCTTTATCCATAGTAGATACTATTCCAGAACAATATACTGGCAGACGACCAACCTTTGTTCCAATAGCATAATTAGATACCTTAATCTTTGAATTATTTGAATGCCTCTTAACACATTGCTCAAAGTGTTCTTTTACTGGTTCAATATAAAATCCTTTCCATCCAGCATCAGCAAGACAAGAAGTATTAGATACAGATTCACCATCAAAAGCACCAACCTCTACAAAGATTCTATCAACGTTCTCACCAAAGTATTTTGTATAAATTTTATCCAGATTTGGTATCTGACAAGTCAATGATAATGTGTACATAATTTACATAAAAGCACCTTTTTTAACATACCAAATATGAACTGGTCCATCAATACCAACCAACTCATCTTCATCATAAGTATCTCTTAAATGAGCAGTAATATTACCAAAAGAAGGATGATTCCAATCATGCCCCATGATATAACCACCATCACGAACTTTCTTTTCCCAATACTTTAAATCATTTTCAAGATCAAAATGATTACCATCAATAAAAACAAAATCTAAACTTTCATTTCTAAATTTTTTCGCAGCATTTTGTGATGTCATACGAATAATTTTACCTCTTGGGTCAAATGGTTTGATTAATTGGACAACATGTGCATGTAATCCATCAAATCCACCAAACTCAGTATCTACATTTACAACACCAGATAGATCCCAAGTTTCTTTTTTGTACGAATCAACTCCCCATAAAGTTTCTAGATTTGTTTCTTCCAATAAGAGTTGCATATTAGATCCAAAAGCAACTCCAATTTCTACACCTGTTTTAATTTCATCTTCTCTTTCATTAATAAAATCTTTTAACCATTGATGAGATTCGTCCCAATAACCATGGAACCTTCTTAGATTTTGTATATCGATCTCACCAGTATACTTTGTAGCCATTTAACAATTACTCCTGTTTTACGTAAAATGCATCACCCCAACCATGATCTTCCCACCAATCAGTTTCAATTCTCTCAAAAGAAAACTTAGATAAAAAATCATCAATATCTTCTATATATGCATTGTTCTCATAGATCTCATCACTATTAACTTCACAATAAATGTAATCAATATATTGAAGGGTATTCTCTGCCCCCTTCAATACTTCAAGTTCATATCCCTGAACATCAATATTTAACATATTATATTCTGTGAGATTGTAATCATCCAATCTATTAACTTCTACCTTTTCTGTTTTATCAAAAGTAACGTCTGGATATAATTGTAAATGTTTTTTTGGTTTTAATATAGAACTACTCTCACATTGATTACTACTTAAATACATATCAACAATTTTATTTGTACTTCCCAATGCGACTTGATGCCCTGTTATATTTGCATTGTAGTTAGAAGCGTGAGACGCAACCTTATAAAAATTATCTAGAACTGGTTCAAATAGAACAATATTCTTGATTCCATTGTTAATATAAACTGGTATCTCTTCACCATGATGAGCACCTACGTGAATAACTCCTGTGATTTCCATTTTATAACTATTAAAAATTGTATTAAAATCTATTAACATTATCAAAAAATCCAGTCTGGATAAAGTACATGCTTTCCATAATTCCCATTATTAATTCTAATATATATCTCTGGTCTGTCTGGAACTATATTATAGTATTCCAGATTTTGTCTGAACATAGTTTCTGGTTGATATTTTTCAAATTCTATATTGTATAGATTATTATAAACATTAGAATACTGATCCATAATATGAGATTTACCAAAAGCAAACTGATCATTTATACCATTATCCCAATCTTCTCCAGCAGGAATACATAAGTCACTATCATACTTAGATAAATCAAAATATTCATCGTAAATATAATCGCTGTCCATTCTCATTCTGACAACTTTATCAAAAACCATAGAGTTTTCATCTTCATATTTCATTTTTAATTCATTAGACTTGAAGATAGAATAATACATACTAATAGGACTAATTGTATAGTTATCAATAGGACTACATTTTGTCAAGATGTCAGTATAAATTTTTTTAAATTTTGGTTCCAATGAAATAAAATTCTCAACTAAAGCAGACTCATAATTAAAAGAATCTAAGAATCCAATACTATCTTCAGCAATCCTATCTAATTCTTTATACTCTGGTTGAAATACTTTACTTGTAAAGAATTCTTTGTTTTGAACTTTCCAAGTATGTATAAAGATTTTTATATTCTCATTAGGAATTATTTTTTCTATAGTTCTAAGAGCATTTTCTGGATACCTAATTAGTCCAGATAAACATATTGCAACATTCATATTATTTAAAATATAAAGTTTTGAACATAATTTTTATTAATCTTTAAAAGATAAGCAGCATTATCTTGGAATCCAAATGTGATCAGATAATCATCTCCATACTCACACATGCCAACAGCAAATTCAATCTCTGCTTCCATGAATGAAAATTGTCTAGAGACTTTTACAATATCCCAATTCTTATCCCAAACAATAAATCTATGTCTATAGATACCATCTTTACGATCTTGTTCACTTTTGGTTAAGTATGTCTCGTGACATAACGTAATATGACCACCATCACCGAAAGGAAGAACCTGAGATCCTCCTCTTAGATCAATACAACCAATATCTCTCCAATCCTTTATAACTACACTCTCTGTAGTATTAGATTCAATATCATATCTCACAACTTCTGTGCCATTAGTCCACTTAACAAAATGCCATGGCATATCAACAATAGGCATCCAGTTCTTTTCACAATAAGATTCCCTATTACCTGGAGTTGGAATACGATATTGAGCAATCTCTTTTACATAATCAGGACCAATCTCAATCTCTGATAGTTCCATTCTACCAGTACCAATAGTATCTAGATCTCTTCTAACACCACACATGAAGAGTCTTCCATCCCAACGGAAAATTCTAGAGTCTTCAAGACCTACAAAATCCCAAAGTTCTTTGTCGGGAAAATCTGATGTATCAATATGTCTTTGCCATACTGGATTCATATTAGAATCATACTCACACAAAATATTCTTTGTGCGAAGCTTCCAATCATTCTCTGGATGAATATAAACTAGAGGACCCCAGGGATGCTCATACTTCTTAATCTCAGAATGATACAAGGTATAGTTAATATTCCTTAAATTTACTAAAAGCCTATCTCCATCCAAATAAATTGAAGGATTTGTTAGAGAAGGTCCTTTAAGTATTGAAGAGTCTGTTACTAATGGATGAATACTTCCTCCACCATTCTCAATACAATCTTTCACAAAATTCATACTTTGATTAGCAACATGTAATGGTCTATTCATATTAATTCAATGATTCATAAAGTATCTATAAGAGTTTAAAAGCTCTTATTTTTTATTAACCTTAGCAAAGGTATTGTATCTATATTTGACCACCATGTCAAGATTGACTTTTAGGTTTTCATGATGTATGCTAGTGCATAATAAGGAGGTCTATTCTCATGAGCATTGCCACTACCAGCATTTCCAACACTAACAGACACTGGATGACTATGAGAACCTGCAGAATTAACTGATACACTTACTGGATGAGTATGAGCACCTGCAGGTGAAGTAGTTCTAGCTTGAGTGCCTTGGTTAACTGCATTACCAGCACCATCTTTTGGAGCATTTTGTGAGGCAGTTCCTGTGTATGCGTGAGAGTGAGTACCTGCAGGTCCTGTAGACCCACTTGCTGGGTGAGAGTGAGATCCAGCAGATCCACTAGAACCAGATCCTGGATGATTATGTACAGGTAGTTGTGCTGTTGTTAGTGTTACAGTATCAGAACCACCAGTAGCAGCTACAGCATATCCATTACCTGCACCAACAACAAACCTGTCCCTAAGATCTGGTGTACTATTAAGACCATCACATAAAACCCATCCAGTAGGTATCGATGCTGTTGAACCAGACCATAAAATAATACCTCCACTAGGAACTGATCCTCCTGGTCCTGCACCAGTATCCATGCTGGTGCATGTCATTACTCCTGTTAGATTTAAATTTTCACCTGTTATGTCCGCCGCTAAAATAGGCATCAGTCTACCTCCGATAACATGAACTTAAACTTTTTACCATTTCTTCTATTGATTAGGAACAAATCATTCTCTCCTTCTTGAATTGTATATTCACCCCATGTTCCATCAACATCATTTGTAGAACCCTCATTACTAAGATTAATATCATTTGTATAAATGTTTGCCCAGCGAAGAGTGGTTGAACCAAGATCTCTTGTATTATTTGTATTTGGAACAATATTTCCAGCAATTGTTAGAACACTTCCAGTAAAGGTAAGATTTGCTTCTGCATTAACTGTTCCAGCAGAACCAGTAGCAGTTATGACTCTATTGTCTACATTATTTGAAATTGTTGTTGTATTTGCAGAACCCTGAGTGCCTTGAGTTGCTTGGGTTCCTTGATTACCTTGGAGTCCTTGTGTACCTTGGCGTCCTTGAAGACCTTGAGTTCCCTGGCGTCCTTGGCGTCCTTGGTTTCCTTGGAGACCTTGAGTACCTTGGGTTGCCTGTGTACCTTGATTACCTTGTGTACCTTGGTTACTTAAACCTTGCGTACCTTGGCGTCCTTGTGTACCTTGGCGTCCCTGAAGACCTTGAGTTCCCTGGCGTCCTTGGCGTCCTTGGTTTCCTTGGAGACCCTGGTTACCTTGGCGTCCTTGGTTACCTTGGCGTCCTTGGTTACCTTGTGTACCTTGGTTACTTAAACCTTGCGTACCTTGGCGTCCTTGGTTACCCTGGTTACCTTGGCGTCCTTGGTTTCCTTGTGTACCTTGGTTACTTAAACCTTGCGTACCTTGGCGTCCTTGGTTTCCTTGGAGACCCTGGTTACCTTGGCGTCCTTGGCGACCTTGATTACCCTGAAGACCTTGGTTACCTTGGCGTCCTTGGTTACCTTGATTACCTTGGTTACCTTGACGACCCTGACGACCTTGGTTTCCTTGGAGACCCTGATTACCTTGACGACCTTGATTACCTTGTGTACCTTGTCTTCCTTGTACACCCTGAACACCAGATCTTGTAAATGCTAGCGTTACTTCTTCACTTACTGATGGTGAAGTACCTGCAAGATAATTGACTGGGATGGTATAATAAGTACCATTATCAGTTATATTTCCATCAACTTCAAAAATAACAACAGTATTATCTGAAGATAGAGCTGAGATTATGTAAATATAACCTCTATTCAATCCTCCAGTTAGTGTTGTATCATCCCAACTTGCGATCCATCCCGATTGATTATTGCTTAAAGCATCAATATCATTAACTGTAATAGAAGTTACAGAAGATGCTGTTGCATTATTGAATCTAATTTGACCAGAAGATGGTGCTCCAGTTCCTCCATATGCATAAGGAACTCCACCACGGTTACCAATGTTGCCCTGGTTACCTTGGTTACCCTGATTACCCTGATTACCTTGGTTACCTTGGCGTCCTTGGTTACCCTGAAGACCCTGGTTTCCTTGGCGTCCTTGATTACCTTGATTACCTTGGTTACCCTGATTACCTTGATTACCTTGGTTACCTTGGCGTCCTTGGTTACCTTGGAGTCCCTGATTACCTTGATTACCTTGGTTACCCTGATTACCCTGGTTACCTTGATTACCTTGGTTACCTTGATTACCTTGGTTACCTTGGAGACCCTGAACACCAGATCTTGTGAATGCTAAAGTAATTTCTTGGTTTACGGAAGGATTTGTCCCACTGAGCGGATTAACTGGAATGGTATAATAAGAACCATTATTTGAAATATTTCCATCAACTTCAAAAATGTTTACTGTGGTTTGTGAAGATAGGGCTGAGATTATGTAAATATAACCTCTGTTCAATCCTCCAGTTAATGTTGTATCATCCCAACTTGCAATCCAGTTTGATTGATCATTACTTAATTGATCAATATCATGAACTTGAATTGCAGTGATGCTAGCAAAGGTTCCGTTGTTATATCTTACTTGTCCAGATGAAGGAACTCCTGTTCCTCCCCAACGATAAGGAACTCCACCACGGTTACCGATATTACCTTGGTTACCCTGATTACCCTGGTTACCTTGATTACCTTGATTACCCTGGTTGCCCTGAAGTCCCTGATTACCTTGATTGCCTTGGTTACCCTGGTTACCCTGGAGACCTTGGTTTCCTTGGTTGCCTTGGTTACCCTGGTTGCCTTGGTTACCCTGGTTGCCTTGGTTACCTTGGAGTCCCTGATTACCTTGATTACCCTGATTACCTTGGTTACCCTGATTACCTTGGTTGCCTTGGTTACCTTGGAGTCCCTGAGTACCTGCTCTATTGAAGTTAAATACTAACTTCTCAGTATTTGCAGGTCTAGATCCAGACACATATGATACTGGGATTCTATAGAAACCAGAAGCAACTTGAACTGCACCCGTGACATTGAATACATTTACATTATTATCTGCACTATCCGCAGATGTTATTACAAGATTACCTCTAGTAAGACCAGTGTTTAATGTAGTATCATCCCAAGTGTTGTACCACCCAGTTTGATTGTTGCCAAGAACATCTAAGTTATCAATATAAATGAAGCTCACTGAGCTCATTGTTGCATTGTTATATCTTACATTTCCATTTCCAGGATCTGCGTTAGTAGTGGTTGTAGAGAAGTTATAAGGAACTCCACCACGGTTACCGTAGTTACCTTGGTTACCCTGCAATCCTTGATTACCTTGGTTACCCTGATTACCCTGGTTACCCTGGTTACCTTGGTTACCCTGCAATCCTTGATTACCTTGGTTACCCTGATTACCCTGGTTACC